CTCCTCTTCATCTCTCTCCCCAGACGAACGCCTCGCGTGGGACCCCGACTACCTGCGCACGTTCCCGTGGCTGGCCGATCTCGCGGACGTGCCTGAGGATGCCTCGCCGCCGCTGATGATGTCGCCCGTCCCCGACGACGCGGTGTGTTCGTACGGCTGGGATGGGTGCACGCACACGGACGGCCCGGCGGTCGGGTGGATTGAGCGGCAGTTCCGTTGCCGGCTCCGCTGGTGGCAGCGGCTGAGCACGGTGCGCCAGCTCGAGCACCGCGAGGACGGAACGCTGTGCTTCGGCAAGAAGGTTGAGAGTGCCCCCCGACGCTCGGGCAAGTCCTACGGGATGCGCGGGGTGACGGTCTGGCGCATGGAGTTCGGGGCCAAGCTCTTCGGTGAGGTGCAGACGGTCATCCATACGGGCTCGGACGTGGCGATCTGCCGTGAGATTCAGCGGGGCGCCTGGCGTTGGGCTGAGTCGCATGACTGGACGGTGACGCGCGGCAACGGCAAGGAAGCGATCGAGACGCCCACCGAGGATCGGTGGATGGTCAAGGCGCAGGATGCCGTGTATGGCTACGACGTGTGCCTCGGCCTTGTCGATGAGGGCTGGGACGTGAAGCCCGACACGGTGAACGAGGGGCTGGAGCCTGCGGCGCTGGAGCGGCAGTCGGCGCAGGTGTCGCTGACGTCGACGGCACACCGCCGCGCAACGTCCATGATGCGTTCCGAGATCGCAGCGGCTATGTCGATGGATGACCCGGAGACGTTGCTGCTGTTGTGGGCGGCGCCGGCTGGCAGTGACTCGTCGAGTCCGCTCGTGTGGCGTGCCGCCAGCCCGCACTGGACGCCGAACCGGCTCAAGATGATCGCGGCGAAGTACAAGAAGGCGCTTGCGGGTGAGCAGGACAAGGAGTTCGACGATCCGGACCCCATGCGCGGGTTCGAGTCGCAATTCCTCAACATCTGGCACCTACGGGAGCGGAAGCAGGTTGGGCGCCCGGTGGTCGATTCCGAGGTGTGGCGCGGGATGGCTGCGGCTGTGCCGGAGTTCCCGCCGGACGTGGTGGCGGTGGAGGCGTGGTTCGATCTCGGCGTGTCGGTCGCTCAGGCGTGGGACACCGACGGCGGTGTGGTCGTGTCGGTGTCGGAATGTGCCGACGTGCCCGCCGCTGCTGCCCTGGTGGAGTCGTTGGGATGCCGCGGGCGCGTGCTGGTGGGTTCGTCGCTGGCCGAGCATCCGGCGTGGTCGGAGTCGGCCGTCACTGTGGAGCCGGAGTCCGGCTCGATCCGGCAGGTTGCGGCGGAGTTTGCGCAGGCGATCAAGGAGTCGAGTTTCCGGCATGGCCGTTCTGGTGTGCTGACTGAGCAGGTGCTGTCTATGCGGGTGGCTGACGGCGTGGACGGTGTGCGGGTGGTCTCGAAGGGTCGCGCGGACGCCATGAAGGCCGCGGTGTGGGCCGTGAGGGCGGCGCTCGACGGGTACAGCGCGATCGACAACGTGTGGTGAAGGGAGGGCTCGTGGTTTCGACGGCGCTGGACCTTCTCGGCTCGCTGCTGGTCATTCTGGGCGTGGCGCTGCTCGTGGCGTCTTGGTCGTTGCCTGCGGCCTTCGTGGCGGCCGGCGTGCTCGTGCTGCTGTTGTCGTTCATCATCGATCGGAAGGGGACGCGGTGAGCTTGTTCCGCAACCGCCCGCGGCCCCCTGTGGCGCCGCAGACCGAGGACCGGGCGTTCACCCTGCCCTCGTTCCCGGCGTCGTCCTACGCGGCCGTGGGTGACGTGACGCGGGGCGAGACGTCGATGCAATCCATCGCGGTGCGCGCCACCGCCGACCTGATCGCCTCGCTGGTGTCCGAGCTGCCGGTGAACGTGTACCGCAACGGGAAGCGCGTCAAGGGCAGCCCGGCCAACCTCGACGACCCCGGCGCCGATGGCACCGGCCGCGAGGACTGGCTCTATCGGCTGATGATGTCGTGGCTGTTGCGCGGCAACACCTACGGCGATGTGCAGGCGTGGGGCTCCGGTGGCCAGCCGACCGCCGTGGACCTGTGGCACCCCGACGACGTGCGCGTGTTGGACGTGTCCGGCGAGCGGCAGTGGTACCACAAGGGCCGGCGGCTGGACGCGAAGCCGTGGCACTCGCGCGTCAACCCGATGCCTGGCCGGCTGCTGGGGCTGTCCCCGGTGGAGGCCCACGCAGCCACCTTGGGCGTGTCGCTGTCGGCCACACAGTTCGGACGGCAGTGGTTCACCGATGGCGCGCACCCGTCCGGCATCCTCAGCAACGAGATCGAGACGATCAACGAGACGGCAGCTCGCACCGTGAAGGCGCGGTTCAAGGAAGCGATCCACGGCACGCGCGAGCCGCTAGTGCTGGGTAAGGGCTGGGGCTGGCAGTCGATTCAGGTCAGCCCGGAGGAGTCGCAGTTCCTCGCCACGATCAACGCGACCGAGGCGCAGTGCGCGCGGATGTTCGGGCCGGGGTTCGCCGAGGTGATGGGCTACGAGTCGGGCGGGTCGATGACCTACGCCAACGTGGTCGACCGTCGGCAGGACCTGCTCGTGTTCAGCATGGGGAAGTGGATTCGCCGCGCTGACCGCGTGCTCACGTCGCTGCTGCCCCCGTCGACGCTCACCGTCCGGCTGGAACGTGACGCGCTGCTGGAGACGACGACGTTGCAGCGGTATCAGGCGCACGAGTCCGCATTGCGGGCGCAGTGGCGCACCATCAACGAGGTCCGCCAGATCGAGGACTTGGAGCCTGTCGCCTGGGGCGACGAGCCGTCCATCACCAACAACACCCCGGGGGTGAACAGTGGAACCGCTGCCCAATCTTGAGGTCGTGCGGGCCGTGTCGCAGGTCGTGCGAGCCACGGACGCCGAGGATGGCATGCCCTCCATGGAGGTGCGCTTCTCGTCGTTCGGAACGTGGTACGAGATCGATTCACTCTGGGAGGGGAACTTCCTCGAGCGCACCGAACGCGGCGCGTTCGCCAAGACGATCGAGGAGTCTCGCGACCAGATCAAGGTCCTGTTCAACCACGGGTTCGACCCGCAGATTGGGCAGAAGGTCTTGGGGCGCACCGAGTCACTGACCGAGGAGGACGACTCCCCGCTGGGAGTGGTGCCGCTGTTCGACACGGCCTACGTGCGTGACCTGCTGCCGGGGCTGAAGGCCGGCGTCTACGGTTCATCGTTCCGCATGCGCGTCATCCGTGACGAGTGGAACGACGACCCGGGCGCCTCGGACTACAACCCCAAGGGCATCCCCGAGCGCACCATCAAGGAGGTCCGGCTGTTCGAGTTCGGGCCGGTCACGTTCCCGGCGAACCCTTCGAGCACTGCCGGCGTCCGGTCGATGACCGACGCCTACGTCGAGGGCATGCGTTCCCGCGATCCCCTGTGGGTCGACGAGCTGACGCGTTCCCGCGACGCCCTGAACTTCCGCACCTCCCCGGTTCGTACGGCTGGGGACGCCGCGGAGAACCCGCCCACCGCGCCGGCTGCGAGCCACCCGGGAGGCATGTCCGCAGGCGAGAGGCGCCAGCGGATCCACCACCTGACCCCCAAGGAGGGACAGAAGTGAACGTCAATATCGACGTGATGCGCAGCCGGCTCGACGAGATCGACTCCGAGCTCCGCGCGCTGGACGCCGAGGCCGGCGAGGCCCGCCTCGACGAGACCCAGCAGGCCCGCTGGAATGAGCTGGACGCCGAGTCCGCCACGCTCCGCAGCACCATCGAGACCGAGGAGAAGCGCGCCGAGACCCGCGCCCGCTGGTCCTCGGTGAAGGTGGCCGCCCCCAAGCGGGACGCCTTCGACCTGTCCGACATGCGCGGCGCGTCCGCCGACATGTGGGCCGACCGGGCGCGCGAGGCGTTCGACCCCGCGTTCGCGCGGCGTGGCGCTTCCGAGGCCGCGGCCGAGGTGCTCCGCAAGATCGACACCTTCTCCGACGCGGACAGCCCGCAGGCGGGCGACCTGGCGCGCTACGCCATGGTCCACGGCTCGGACGCCTACCGCTCCGCGTTCCGCTCGCTGCTCGGCGCGCAGGCCCGCGGCGTGTCCGCGCAGCTCACCGCGGCCGAGGCGGACGCCATGCGTGCGTCCCTGTCGCTGGGCACAGGGACCGGAGGCTACGCGCTGCCCACCCTGCTCGACCCGACCCTCATCTACACGGGGACCGCGACCAACAACCCGCTGCGCCGCATCTCGACGGTCAAGCAGGGCACGCAGGACAAGTGGCACGGCGTCACCGTGGGCGGCGTCACCACCGCGTGGAAGGGCGAGGGTTCGGCGTTCACGGACGGGACTCCCACGGACGGCGCGGTCACGATCGACGCCGCCATGCTGACGGCCTACGTGACCGGCTCCTACGAGATCTTCCAGGACTCGGGCTGGCTGGCCGACCTGCCCCCGCTCATCGGCGAGGCCGTCGACTTCGCCGAGGGCACGGCGTTCGTCTCGGGCTCCGGCTCGGACGCGCCCATGGGCGTCGTCACCGCCATCAGCGCGACCACGGGTTCGACCGTCACCGCCACCACGCGCGGTGCGTTCACGTCGGCGTCGGCCGCCGACACGCTGGCCCTGCTGAACGCGCTGCCGGTCCGCTTCGAGGACTCCTCGACGTGGGTCATGAACAAGGCCACCTACCGGACCATCGCCCAGCAGGTCGTCGGCACGGACGGCGTGAAGATGATCGACATGACCGACCGGAACGTCCTGTTGGACCTGCCGGTGGTCCGGGCGTCCGACATGCCCAGCGCCACTACCTCGGGCAACATCCTCGCGGTCCTCGGCGACTTCTCCCGGTTCGTCATCTACGACCGCCTCGGCATGAACGTCGAGTTCATCCCGAACGTTGTGGACGGCAACGGCGTCCCGGTCGGCAAGCGTGGCCTCGTGGCCTACAAGCGCGTCGGCTCGAACGTGTCCGACATCAACGCCTTCCGGTTCCTGAAGGCGTGACCTGGCAGGCGGCCTAAGCAACCGCCGAGGCGGCCCCGGATTCCCCCTGTGGTCCGGGGCCGTCGCCTTGCCAAGCAATCACCACCCGCCAGCAGGGGACCCCTACAGGAGGACCCATGAGCAAGAAGGCCCGCCGTCGCCCTTCGACGCCGCAACCGCGCAGGACCAAGCACATTCCGGGCGTGGTGATCGCCTACATTCACCCGGGCGAGGTGTCCGCGTACTTCGTCGAGAGCATGCAGACGACGCAGCTTGCCGACGTGGCCGCGCGCGACCTGGGCGAACGTCCACGTCGGATCGTGAACATCCTGCAGGAGTGGAGTTCGGCGAACGTATCCGCGGCCAGGAACAAGGTCACGGAGCGGTTCTTGGACACGCGCACCGCGGACGGCGCGACGGTGGGCGACTGGCTGCTGTGGGTGGACGCCGACATGCAGTGGGAGCCTGACGCGCTGGATCTCCTGATGGAGTCCGCGCACCCGACCGACCGGCCTATCGTGGGCGGGCTGTGCTTCGGCATGTCGTCCGGCGAGCTGGTGCCCACGATCTACCAGTGGGCGCGCACCGACGACGGCGAGCTGGTCACGTACCGCGCCGCCAACTACGAACGGAACGCGCTGATCCGGTGCGCCGCCACGGGCGCGGCGTTCATCCTGATCCATCGCAGCGTGCTCGAGGCCATGCGCGCCGCGAACTTCAACCCCGCGTTCCCGTTCTTCCAAGAGGTGCAGATGGGTGCCCGCCCGGTGGGCGAGGACATCACGTTCTGCATCCGCGCCGGGCAGCTCGGCTTCCCCGTGTTCGTGGACACACGCGCGAAGATCGGGCACCACAAGTCACAGCTCCTCACCGAGGATGCCTACTTGAAGCAGACCCCGCCACCGCTGGACGGCAAGGTGGGCCTCGTCATCCCGACGCGCGGCGACCACCCCGACCTCCTCCGCGCCATCATCGCCACGTCGGGCCTGCCGGCCGAGCGCGTGGTGGTCGTGTGGACGGGCGAGGGCGAGCCCCCCGAGTTGGCCGCGACCGTGGAGCGCTACTACGGCCCGCTGAACATCCACCGCTGGTGGAACGTGGGCATCGACCTGCTCGCCGAGGCCGGCTGCACGCGCGTGGCCGTCCTGAATGACGACGTGGTGATCGCACCGGACACCCTGCCCCGCATGGTGCGCGGGCTGGCGGGCGCGACGCTGGCACTGCTCGACGAGGAGGGCCCGTCCGGTCACTGCTGGGTGCTGAACGTCACGCATGGCGTCCGGGCCGACGAGTCGTTCCGGTGGTACTGCGGCGACTTCCAGCTCATGGCCGACGCCATCGAGGCCCGCGGCTTAGTCCGAGTGCCGAGCGCCTGGTGTCTCCATGTGGCTCCGACGCAGGCCACCACGTCCAATCCCGAACTGGCGGCGCTGGCTGCGGCCGACGATGCCCTGTACGACTCCCGGCATCCCGCCGGTTCCCGGTTCGCTGCTGTGAGGAGTTGAGTTGTCCACGACGTTCATCACGACGGCCGACCTCCGCGAGGCCGCCAACAACACGAAGGTGGCCGACGAGTCGCAGCTACAGCGGGCCCTTGATGTGGCCTGTGGGGTCGTGGAGGACGCCTGTGGGCCGATCTTGTTGACCTCGCTGGTTGAGGTGCTGGACGGCGGCGCGCCGGCGCTGGTGTTGGCTGCCCGCGGAACCGCCGTGACTGCCGTCGAGACGTACCCGGCCGGTGTCGCCCTGACCGCCGCCGACTTCCGCGTGTCCGGTCAAATCCTCATGCGACGCGACGGTGGGACCATCCCGGCCGTGGAGGTCACCTACACGGCCGGCTTCGAAGACGTGCCCGCCTGGGCGCGCGAGGCTGCCCTCACCATCGCCGCCCACTACTGGCAGACGCGACTCAGGATGCCCGGCCAGCCTCAGCCCGGCGCCGGTATCGGCTACCTGGTGCCGGCGCAGGCTGAGGCCATGCTGGCGCCGCATCGTCTGGCGCCGTTGGGCTTCGCGTGAACAGC